TTGAGTTGTTGGAACTTGAGTTGTGGGTTCAACAGAAATAGGAGCTTGGGTGGTGGGATCCTGAGTTAAACAGGCTATTCCATCGACTGGTAAACATTCGTTACAAGTTCCATTGATTCCATCGCTACAAGTTTGACAGGCTTGACAGGGGACACAGCCAACAAGAAACAAACAAAATTCATTTTCTGAACAAGAAGAATGGTTAGAACAGATTGATGGTTGAAACAGGGCTGTGGGTTCAACAGTAGTGGAATCTTGAGTTGTTGGAACTTGAGTTGTTGGCCCAACAGAAATAGGAGTTTGGGTGGTGGGTTCAACAGGATTTTGAGTTGTTGGAACTTGAGTTGTTGGAACTTGAGTTGTTAGAACTTGAGTTGTGGGTTCAACAGAAATAGGAACTTGAGTTGTTGGAGCTTGAGTTGTTGGAGTTTGAGTTGTTGGAGCTTGAGTTGTTGGAACTTGAGTTGTTGGAACTTGAGTTGTTGGGGCTTGAGTTGTGGGTCCAACAGAAATAGGAGCTTGGGTGGTGGGATCCTGAGTTAAACAGGCTATTCCATCGACTGGTAAACATTCATTACATGTTCCATTGATTCCATCGCTACAAGTTTGACAGACTTGACAGGGGACACAGCCAACAAGAGACAAACAAAATTCATTTTCTGAACAAGAAGAATGGTCAGAACAAGTCAATGGCTGAAAATTATTTTCACAAATACTTTCATTTAATGGATAGTTAGAACCACAATTTCCACAAAAACCATTTATTCCATCATTACAAACAAAACATTCATCACAATTTTCACAATTTCCTGTATTATTGGAGCAAAATTGATTTTCCACACAATCAACATGATCAATACAAACCCCATAAACCTCACGCATCATTGTTAAAATGCTTAGCAATGTGGTAATTACTATCTTATTATTCATTTTTATAATAAATTTATAACTTCTTTAAATGTAAATCAAATTTTCACAAATTAATTTGATGTTTGAAAAAAATATTAATTTGGGGGATTTTTGTCATGGTTATAAATTGAAAATGAATCGTAACTCCAATCCATTGAAAGATCAATAAAAAAATTTACTAATTCAAGTAAAATAACATTTCATACATTAACAGATGGAGAAATTTTTTTTCCAATCAAACAATTAAAGATAGATATTGGAAAAATACATAAATAAAAACATAATTCACAAATAACCAAATAATCAGTGTTATGATTTATAATTATGAATAACCAAGATATGACTGAAAGTGTGTTGTAGGAAATTATTCTTAAGGTTTTATTTTTCAAAAGAGCAGTTCCCATTATGGAAAATTCTAAAATAAACGTTATTATTGAATACATCATCAATACTGAATATTGTTTGTCAACCAAATTGGCTATTTCAGTATCATTGTCAAAAGAAGAAAAAGGATTAATGGAAATTGTGAGATTGCTCGAAACAATCATTTTGTTCAAATCATCAAATAAAGAAATTATTGTGATGAATCTCCAAAACAGTCTCAAAAAAGAATACACCAAAACACAAGAATAGTAGAAATTATTTTTCCAATATTTAGAAAAAAACTTCATTTAAATGAATGAAAATTTTGCAATAAAAAACAAATTTATTCTCAATACATGTAAAGTTGATTGGTGTGGTAATTTAGGAAATTTGAATTTGTTTGATTCTGATAAATCAATATAACAATAAAAATATTTTTGTTGTTTGGTTCATTCAATCATACAAATTGTAACAGATATATTTTTGATATTTTTGAACCCAGATTATCCATTAATTTTTCAAAACCATTTGACTTGTTGTTTGAGAAAGGTCGAGTAAATTTTTAACATAGTATAATTTTTAATAAAAGATTTGTACTGATGAAGTTTTGAAATGGAACAAAAAGCCCCAAAAAATCAACAAAATTTGACTGTTTCAGAGTTTCACAACACGAAAACTGATAAGCGAAGCAAACATAATATATAAATTTTTGGTTTCGGAAATTATCTTAAAGATAATGGATTACCAACTTCCTACCATAACTCTCAAAGGTGAACCCTCACTGGTGTAAATAATCTATTGAACTGACTGATATTTAAAATGAGATAAATCTTTTTAACATGAAATCTAAATACCCATAATGTAAATACACCCCATGAGTTTGTCCTATTAACTCTCAAACCGTTTACCACTTGATGTTTTTCAGGGATTGGTAGATTTAATTTGTGAATATTTTTGCTCCTTTGTGTAACATGTTCTTCATTGGTTTAATTTTGAAAATTTAGATGAGCAATGATGAATAGGAAGCAATGGAACAAAAACTTTTGCTACAATACATAATCATTGTTATATTTTTGATTTTTTTTGATATGATCTGTCTCATTTTAAATATTGGTTGGTGTAATTCAATATGAATTTAATCCTTTAATGAACTTTAGTATGTTCATATCCTTTAATGGACTGAATATATTTATTAGTTTTTATGTTTTAATTTTTTTTAATTTTTCCACAACATAAAACAAAATCATAACCATAAACTTTTGGTAAAACAAATAAACAAAGTAACCAAGAAATAGTAAAACAGCAAATTCCTAATAACAAACAACAAGTTATTTATCAATTGTGGACCATTGAAATTTTAATATTTCATCCAAACACTTGATTTTTACTTAAATATTTCATGTTTAAAATTTAGAAAATGATGAAAAAATTCATTAAAACTTATGTCCACAAATATGGAGGTACATCTGTTTGTGAACAAGGTTTTTTAAAAATATTAAAAAATATTAAAAAATTAGATAATGATACCCAAATTGTAATAGTGTTGTCTGCCATGAAAAACACAACAAATGATTTAATTTCATTAACTAAATTTTTAGAAAAAAATCAAAAAAGAAACATTTTAAAAAATATCAAAAAAAGACATGTATGTTTATGTGATAATTTAGGGATAGAAAATAGTTTTATTTCGGACATACTAAGTCAAATAGATTGGAATATTTACCAAGAAATATCATTACAACAAAAAATCAATATTATCAGTTATGGAGAATACATGTCATCTTTGATGTTATTTTTCTATCTCAAAAAACACAATATAAAAAGTAAATTAGAAGATGCCAGAAATCATATAATATCCAAAAATAATTTTAATGCTATTGACCGTAATAATCTTCAAATGAATGGAAAATTTGAGTGTGTGTCTGATAATTTTCCAAATAAAATAACAATAATACAGGGTTTCATTTGTAACACAAAAGATAAATTCCCTTGTTTGTTATCAAGAGGAGGAAGTGATACAACGGGTTCTATGATTGCATCAAAAATTAATGCTGACAAATATGAAATATGGACAGATGTTGATGGAATGTACACATCTGATCCAAATATTATTTATGGATCTAAATTGATCAGACATATCAACTATAATTTATGTCAAGAATTAGCTGCCATGGGTGCAAAAATATTACATCCTTATTGTATTGAACCTTGTAAAAAAAAAAAAATTCCCATATGTATCAGAAACACATTAAATGAATCGAATAAATTTACTTGTATTTCCGATGATAAATGTTCTGAAATTTTATGTGTGACCAATCAAACCAATGTATCATTATTTGAGATATCAACATTGGACATGTGGAATAATCATGGGTTTGTATCAGAAATATTTGGAATATTTGGTAAAAACAACATAGATGTAAACATTATCACAACTTCACAATTTTCTGTGTCTGTCACAACTGATGATTGTATTGAAAAATTACTGGATGTAAAAAAACAATTAAATAAAAAATTCAATATAAAATTAATAAAAAATTGTAATATCGTATCTATTGTTGGAAACGAAATAGAAAAAAATTTATCAAATATATTTAGTTTGATTGAAAATTTAAAGAAAAAAATTTATGTGACACACCACACATCCAACAATTTGAGCATATCATTTGTTGTCAAAGAAGAATATTCTAAAAATTTAATGGAACATTTGCATAAAAATATAGTTCTCAAAAATAAAAAAATCCCAAAAAAAACATTTTTGGAAAATAAAAATTCAGAAACATTAAATATTGATTCTTGGTGGTTAGACCAATACAAAAACATATATGAATTATCCAAAAAACATGATAATTTGTATATCTATGATTTAAAAATAATTCTAAAAAAATGTTTGTTGTTGAACAAATTAAAAAATGTGGACAAAATATTTTATGCCATGAAAGCAAATAATAATTTAAGTGTTATGGAAAAGATAATAAATTGTGGAAATGGTGTGGAGTGTGTGTCAATCAATGAAATAGAATTTGTGAGATTTCATTTTGGGAAAAATATTGAAATTATGTTCACACCAAATTATTGTTCAATATGTGAGTACAAACAAACCTTTAAAATTCCAAACGTAAATATTATAATTGACAATATGGAAGTGTTAGGTGAGATATTTCGTGAGAAAAACATTGGTTTAAGAATAGATTGTGATCTTGGTGATGGTCATCATTACAAAGTTATAACAGAAGGAAAAAGGAGCAAATTTGGTATATCTATCAATAAAATCAAAGATATTGTTTATATAATTAATAAATACAAAATTAATATTATTGGATTACATTCTCATAGAGGGAGTGGTATAATGGATATTAATTCATGGGCAAAAACAGCTGATAAATTAATGAAAATAAGTTATTTATTTCCAAATCTAAAATGGCTTAATTTAGGAGGTGGATTAGGGATAGGAAATTCAAATAGAAAAGGATTGAATTTAAATGAATTAGATAATAGTCTAAACAATATTTGTCAAATTGCAAGATCAAAAAATATTGAAATATATCTGGAACCTGGTCGTTTTGTAGTATCAGAATCGGGAGTTTTGATGACAAAAGTAACACAAATTAAAAAAAAAAATAATATAAATTTTTTAGGATTATCAACTGGAATGAATTCTTTAATAAGACCTGCTTTGTACAATGCATATCATAACATAGTGAATTTTACCAAAATAAATGGTAAAATAAATACTAAATATGATATTGTAGGACCTATTTGTGAATCTTGTGACATATTTGGAAAAGACAGAGTTCTTCCTAAAACAGATATTAATGATACTATTATAATAGAAAATTGTGGTGCGTATGGAAGAGTTATGTCATCTAATTATAATTTAAGAGAACCCGCCAGAGAGATATGTTTATTTTAGTTGTCAATGTTTTTTGATATTAAATTTTAGTCTCTCAGTTCTCAGACTGAATTTGTCTTGGGTCTTTTTGTGTGAAAACTTCCGTTATTTGTTCAATTTTTTTATTTGGGTTAATTGGGGGCAATATATACCTAGATTTCTTAAAACTGTAAGATGACCATTTATCATTATTAAATGGTACAATATTAAAATTACTATTTTTGAATTTGTTTTTGTATTTAGAAATTATATCTTCATTTTTAGTGTTTTTTATATCATGAACAACTGATGTTGTTCTTTGATCGTTGTCAATATAAATAATGTTATCTGGATTTGGCGTTGGTTTATTTCCATAACAATTCGCACTAAATTTTAAATTTCCGTTTGGAAAATAACCTCCATTTACACCTGGTTTTCCACAAGTATTTTTTGTATCTTTATTTTTTTGTATTTTATCATGATATGATTGTTGGATTGGAAATAATGCCATTTTATTTTTGGTCCATCCATAATTACACCAATTAGCTCCGTTTTTGTGTGCTTTAACTACTTGGGCATAGGTTGCCAATTCTGAATTGAGAGCTTTACATACTAATTTTGCTTCATCATATGTGAAATTATTTTCATTGATACTGAAAACTTCTTTTTTTGGTTTTTTGAAATTAATATCCCTGTTAAAACATCCAAATATATTTTTAATAATGTCATTAAAATCTAGAAAATTACCAAATTTATCTTTGTAATGTTGGTAATAAAGATTGATAAATGTCACACTCATTATTCCAAATATCACATATGATAAAAGAACTAATTTAGTTTGAATTTTCATATATTACATGATAACATAAAAAATAAAAAATCAAAAAACAACATATAAATTTCCCACGAATCATAAAATACATGATGATTCTAACTGATAATAGTGGTTGCTGATAAATTTGATTTTACGAATTATTTGATTCGATGGAAAATCAAAGAAAATCAAGAAAAATGAAAATAACTCTTATGGTCCTTGTTTTGATATATGCTGGAGAATTTATTTGTAAATATTTAGCCATACGTTCATATCTATGGTGACTTGAATTTTCTTATTTACAAATCATTTATCTTTGTTTTTGACAGACCAGGGTTAATGTTGATGGAAAATTTATTTTCCAATGAGTTTATTTTTAGTTCATATCCTTTGATGGATTATGGTGAATATTTACACCATGGTTTCAATTAATATTTGTTGAAAAATATATTTGTTTAGGCTTCTTGTGTGGTAATAAATCAAAACAAAAATA